TGGCACAAAAACAGGCTACATTACCTCTTTTACAGGCGCAACTGAAAGTATGTATATAGGCGGCGCAGATAAAGTTAATATACACACTGGCACAAACCATGATTTAACAGGCGGTACAACTAGGTTACAGGTAGATGCATCAGGTAATGTGACAATGCCCTATCAGCCTAGCTTTAGAGCAGGTGCAAGCTCTAGTACTTCAGGCTCTGGTACTACTATAGTTTTTAATACTGTAAGACATAATATTGGTGGTCACTACAATTCAAGTAACGGTAGATTTGTCGCTCCTGTATCTGGTGTCTACTACTTTGGCTATCAAGGTATTTCTGCATCGAGTAGTACTTCAAACGAACAAAATCTTACTATGTATGTAAATGGTGTTGCAATTCTCGATACAAGATTTAGAGGTTATACAGAACAAAGTGGTCATATTAAAACTGTAACAGTATTATCTCCAAATGATTATGTAGAAATAAAAGTTACTAATGCAAATACAACAACTTATGGAAATGCATTTCATACCCAGTTTATGGGATTTCTAATAGGTTAGGAGGAACACATGAGCAACGCACGAAAACTTGCAGACAATCTTCCTAGCGTAGGACAGCTTGGTAACAGGAACTTGATTATCAATGGGGCAATGCAAGTTGCTCAAAGAGGTGCAGGGCCATTTACCAATGCTTCTGGTGGATACCAAACTGTAGACAGGTTTCAGCTTGGTGGCACTATGGGGGGAAACTTTACGTTAGAACAATCATCTGATGCACCTAGCGGTTCAGGTTTTGATAAATCCTTTAAGGCGTTAGCACCAACAGGTTTTTCTTCACCTACTTCTTCTGCCAGTACAAAAGTTGTTACTTCTATTGAAGGTCAAAACTTACAACATCTTCTTTATGGAACTTCTGACGCTGTTTATTTAACTGTTTCTTTTTGGGTTAAAGCAACAGTAACAGGAACATATATCCTTGAAATAGAACAGGCTGATGCATCGAGGCATCTGTCAACAGCTTACACAATATCTTCAAGTAACACATGGGAAAAGAAAACAATTACTGTAGTCGGAGACACTTCTGGTACAATAAACAACGACAACGGCAGTGGGCTATCTTTAAAATGGTTTATTGCAGCAGGGTCTATTTTTACCTCTGGAACTTTAGCAACAACTTGGGCGTCAACTACCACAGCAAATCGTGCGGTAGGTCAATGGTGTAGCGTCTAACAATGACGCATTTTACATCACAGGCGTTCAGTTAGAAGTTGGCTCACAAAGTACACCCTTCGAGCATGAACCAGAGGCAGTTACTTTGAGCAAGTGTCAAAGGTACTTTTATTCTGCTGGTCATCAAAACGGTCACGTTACGACAAGATATGGAGCCAGTACATATAGAAGTCGTATGTATTTTGAAAAAAGAATGAGAGCCGATCCAACTATTACTTTTAGTCATGTAAGTGGTTCAACTACAAGCGTTTATGCTTCGGGTGGAACATCAGAACAACAAGCACTGAGTGACATAGAAGCAAATAATATAAGTAGAAACGGATTTCGTTTACAATTTAATAACGTAGGAATGTCAGGAGACAGTGGATACATTTTGTATTTACAATACACTGCGGATGCAGAGTTATAGATGTTCGGCTTTGCTGCAGTATCAGAGACACCGTTCTCAGCAGAACTAACTAAGTACACCATAGGTGTCACACCTGCTTCTGTATCTGCACAAGCCATACTAGGCACTGCAACATTCTCTGGTGGTGTGAATCTACCTGCATTAACAGGGGTTTCTGCTACACTAACCAACGCTACGCTTGACATTAACGGAAAAGCAAATATAACTACTGCTAACTTATCAAGCACCACAAGTATAGCTGCACTGACACTTACAGCTAAAGCAAACGTTACACATCCTTCACTACTAGGAACGTTTACACCTAACGCACCAAGCATAACAGGCGTAGCTAATACAAACTTACCATCTCAAACTAGCATACTTGGCAACGTATTTGGTGACACGGCAGGAGCAACAACACACAACTACACAGTAACAGTTGTACAGTCTGGTGGTAATAAGTATGCAATAGATGGTGTCACTACTGCTGAACTAACTTTAGTCAAAGGTCTAACCTACGTCTTTGATGTAAGTGACAGCAGCAACAGTGGTCACCCCTTTAGATTTAAGGACGCTTCTGGCAACTCTTTCAGCACAGGAGTTACAACAAGCGGAACAGCAGGTCAGTCAGGAGCAACAGTAACTCTTGTAGTACCAACGTCAGGTACACAGCCAGCTAGGTACTACTGTACCGTACACGGCAACGGTATGGGAAATACCATAACCACAGTAGATAGTGCTACTACTTTTACTGTAACAGTTTCAACTTCAGGTGGTAACAAGTATGTACTAAATGGAGTCACTACACCTACGCTGCAGCTTGTAAGGGGAACAACATACACATTTGATCTTAGTGATTCATCTGTGTCTGGGCATCCACTAGCATTTAAGAGTGGTAACAACAGTTACACGGATGGTGTAACAAGTAGTGGTACTCCTGGTCAATCTGGTGCAAGTGTAACGTTTTCTGTGCCAAGCAACGCACCTAGCATAGGACTAAGATACTACTGTACTGTACACGGCAACGGTATGGGCAACACAATAACTACAAGTGGTATTCCTGTATCACTGACAGCACAAGGACAAGCTACACACGTACCGACATCTGTATCTGCTGTAATAGACAAAGTAGTACCAAGCATAACAGGCCTAGCTTTCTTTACAATAGGAAGCGTGAACGCTACTATAGATAAAAATTTACCTGACCCTACTGGTGTATTGTTTCCCTTCGAGGACTTTGCATTTAACTTTAGTAGGTACAGGACGGTAACAATACTTCCGTCATCTACTGTAGGAAATAGAACAATTATAATACCTGCTGAAAATAGAACTGTAGTTGTACGTCCTGTAAGAAGAAACAACGTAGTATACATAATTAATTAAGGATAAGATATGTCTTATAAATGGCCTGAAAAAGATCCTGATGAAACAGCAGACTTTAGTGTAGACTGGTCTAGGTTTTTAGGTTCTGATTCCATAGTATCTGCTGTGTTTTTTGTTGACGCTGCAGACGGAACAAAGACACAAGTATCTACTGCACAGATTGTAAATGGAATACAGTTTATAGCAGGTACTGTTTCTGGTAATGTGGCTACTGCACGTTTTGGTGGCGGTACAAATAATTTACGATATAATATTACTGTTCGTATAAACACTACTCAAGGGCTTACATACGAGCGTTCTGTAATACTACCTATTAGGGAAAGATAAATGGCATATGATTTTCTAGGTTTAGTTAACGACATTAACCACAGACTAAATGAGGTAGCATTAACTCAAACAAATTTTGCAGCAGCTACTGGGTACTATAGTATAGCTAAAGATGCTGTTAACTCTGCAGTCAGACACATTCAGCAAGAAGAGTTTGAGTGGCCTTGGAACCACGTGCAAGCAGACTTAGTATTAGCTGCAGGATCTATGAAGTATTTCTATCCAGTAGATGCTAAAACAATAAACATGAACTCTTTTAGAATAAAAAGAGACAATAGTTTAGGTACAGGAACAGTAAAACTAAAATCACTTGTGTATGAAGAGTGGTTAGAAAAGTATGCTGATGATGAATTTAACACAGACGCAAGTATACGTGGTGTTCCTGAGTTTATTGTGCGCACACCCAGCAGAGAGTTAATATGTCATCCTGTACCTGATAAAGCCTACACCATAGTATATGAGTATTACTCAATGGGGTATGATTTAGAGAACCCTTTAGATGTACCATCACTACCAGAACAATATAGATTTGCTATAGTTGACGGTGCAATGTATTACGCATTTCAATTTAGAGGCGATACACCAGCAGCAGACGTTGCTCTTAGAAAGTTTGAAAAGCAAATAAAAGATTTACGTGTGATAAATATAAATAGAACACCATACCTCAGAGATACAAGAGTACATTTCTAATGGCAACACAATGGACTACATTCCCTATGGAGTTCAAAGGTGGGTTGATCTCCAACCTTACTCCATTACAACAGGGTACTAATGCTGTAGGTTCAGCCACTATCTTACAGAACTTTGAGTCTGACAGGGAGGGCGGCTACAGTAAACTAAAAGGCTATAGCAAGTTTAGTAATACAGAAGTTCCTGGCGGTGGCGAAGTTCTTGCTATGAAGGTTGTATCTTCTGGCAGAGTTGTAACTGCTAGGAAGATGGACACTGACACTGTAACAGAATATCAGACAGCTACATCTACAGTAAACGGAGCAGTATCCAGTGCTACAGCAGTTGCTCTTGATAACAACACAGCTACAGCTATAGTAAATGGTGCTGTTACTTCAAAAACTACACTAGCTGTAGATAGAGTAAGAGCATTTACAGGTGTAACAGGTACAGCTTCTGCTACTGGATCAAGTGGTACATTTGATATTACAAATACAAACGGCACGTATACAGCAGCGGTAAATGCAGCAGGTACAGGATATGCAGTTAACGAAACAGTAACAGTAGTGGGTGCAAACTTAGGCGGTGCTACTACAGCAAACAACGCAACTGTTACAGTAAGCAGCATAGCTCCTACTACACATAATACACCAGCAAATACCTACAATGGATCGGCTGGTACTGGTCTTACTTTCAATGTTACTAGAACTGGTGCTACTTACAGTGTAGCTATTGTCAACGCAGGTACAGGTGGTTACAAAGTTGGAGAAACTGTTACTGTCGCTGGTGCTGCGTTAGGTGGTGCTACCACTGCCAACAATGCAACTATTACAGTAGGTAGTATAAATAATGTTGCTGCTACATACACTAATCCAACGCAGTCTGGATATAGTGGTTCTGGTAGCAGTGCTACATTTAATGTTACTAAAACAGGTTCTGTATATACCGTAGCCATTAGTGCAGCAGGTTCAGGCTATACAGCTAGTGAAACAATTACTATCGTTGGCACACAACTAAACGGTGCTACTACAGCTAACGATGCAACTATAACAATAACTGCAGTAGATGGATCTGGTGGTATAACAGCAGCTACTATAGCAGGTACAGGTGTAGCGGAAGGTACTGTAGCAACTGCATCTATCTCTGGTACTGCTATAAATACTGGTCCTATAACAGGCGTTACTGTTGCTGGCACTGGTGCATCCTTTGGAACTATTACTAAAGGCATGATTGTAACAGGCACTGGTATCTCTGGTGAAGTAACAGTAAAAACAGTAACAAGTCAGAGTAGTATTATACTAGACACAGCAGTATCTTTAGCTGACAATGTTGTGCTTAGTTTTATCACTAACATAAAGGCTGGTATGTTTGTTACAGGCACAGGCATATCTGGTGTTGTAAAAGTAGCAACAGTAACAAATCAGAACAACATTGCACTTGACTCAGCACAATCAATATCAGACAATACTGTTCTTACCTTTGGTACGTTTCATTCTACTCAGGTTGATAAAACATTATACTTTCACGGTACAGGAACTACTTGGTCACACATAGGTACAAGCTCTTCTACAAATACATTAAAGGCTAGGTACGCATCCTTTAACTTTACGCAAGAAGACAAAACTATATTTGTTGATAGTAAAAGCTTTCCTATCATATACAACTCAAGCGGTAACACTACGGTATCTTTAACCTCTTCAAATAGTTCAGATGTTCAAGGCGCAGAGAATGTAGCAGTATTTAAAAACCACGCATTCTACTCTAAAGGTAGTAAGATATTCTTTACAGCACCAAATACAGTAGATGATTTTGCTACAGGTAATGGTGCTGGTACTTTGAACATAGGTTTTGATGTAACAGGTATGATAGGCTTTCGTGAACAGCTTATCATTTTTACTACAGACACAATCAAAAAACTTGTAGGTAATACCTCTTCTGATTTTAGGCTAGAACCTATCACAGATAGAATAGGGTGTATCAACCCAGATAGTATTCAGGAATTTGGTGGTGACATAGCATACCTATCTCCTGATGGTATACGTTTACTTAGTGCTACTGATCGTATTGGTGACCTTGCTCTTGACATTGCATCTGACCCAATCTATAAAGACGCTAATGAGTTTATATCTCAAACAGATGTATTTTGTTCTGTGCTAGTTAGAGGTAAATCTCAGTATAGACTATTTGCATATATACCTACTGTACAAGCAGGTAGTGCATCAGGACTGATAGCTACTAAATTTATTGCACAGGGTGGTAGTGGTATAGCTTGGTCAACTACTAAAGGACTAAAGGTAAACGTAGCAGACAGTACATACTCAGGCGCACAAGAAAGTATTATGTTTGGCAATGATGATGGCTTCTGTTATAGAATGGATTCAGGTAATTCTTTTGATGGTAGTTCTATAGAGTCAATATATGAATCTCCTTTTATGCCAATCACAGATCCACAGATACGTAAGACCATGTATAAGCTAACCCTGTATGCACAACCTACAGGTACAATGAATGTAGATATAAACTTTAAGATAGACTTTGATGCAGGTAATGATCCAAGCGTTATACAACCTCCAACTATAACAGTTTCTTCAGCATCTGCAGGAGGAGGTATAAGTTTATTTGGTGCATCTACTTCAATATATGGAGGTGCAGGTGTTACTTATGGCGGTGTACTAGATCAGATATACAAAGAAAACTTAGTAGGGTCATTTAAAACAATAGCAATGAGGATCACAGACAACTCAACAAATCCAACCTTTACTCTTGACACAGCAGTTCTTGAGTATAGACAACATGATAGGCAGTAACAATGGCAGGTTATACAAGACAAGCAGCAGCTAATATTACCACAGGAAGTGTTATTGACGCTGATGATTTTAATGATGAATACAATCAGATACAGTCAGCATTTAATGCTAGTACTGGTCACACCCATGATGGCACAGCATCAGAGGGCGCACCTATTGAAAAGATAGGACCATCTCAGGATATAGTTGCAACAGCATCAACGCTTAGACCAAAAAACACTAACGCTGTAGATCTAGGAACAGCAGCACTACAGTACAAGGATGCCTACTTTGATGGTGCAGTAAGAACAGATACACTCACTGTAGATGAGAATGCTACAATAGCAGGTAACTTAACTGTTAGCGGAACTTTTACCGACTCTGGAAGCGGTACACAAACTGCTGCAAGAACAGCTTTATCTGCAGGTGCTGGTATATCTTACAACAACAGTACTGGTGTTATCGCTTGTACTATTGACACTCCTGCAGAGGTAGGGCTAGGTAACCTATCAAACAACGGTAATAACCTATCAGGTGCTTTTACAGCAACAGGTAACATTACAGCTTTCTCAGACGCAAGACTAAAAGATAATGTAGAAACTATCGAAGGTGCGCTAGATAAAGTATCACAGATGCGTGGTGTTATGTATGATAAAGACGGTGAGCGTGGTACAGGTGTTATAGCTCAAGAAATGCAACAAGTTATGCCAGAAGTTGTACAGGATGGTGAGTATTTATCTGTGGCATACGGAAACATAGTGGGTGTACTAATTGAGTCCATCAAAGAATTAAAAGCTGAAATCGAGGAACTAAAGAATGGCTCTTCAGACTAGCGGTGCTATAAGTCTAAATGATATACATGTAGAAGTTGGCGGTACTAGTGGTACTACCTGTTCTCTTAACGATGCAGATTTTCGTTCACTAATAAGTGTGGGTGATCAGGCTAACCAAAGTCTACAACTATACTATGGTAAGTCAAACGAAATACAGATGACATCTGGCGGTACTGTAAACGGTCAGGCACAAAGAAAACAAATATCAGCATCAAGTTTTATTTCTTCAGGTGGTACACTGCGTATACCTTCTAGTATGTGGGTTTGGTCAGATAGCAGGACAACAGCAGCCTTGACTGTGGACATACCTTGCACTATAATAAATGATGGTAAGATTATAGGCAAAGGTGGTCAGGGTGGTTCTGGTCTTAGAGTAAAAAACTTACCCCATCCAACAGTAGGTGCATATAACTCTGGTTATAGCACAACAAACTTAGGTACTGGTTCAGATGGTGGCCCTGCTATCAACGTTACATCTTCAGGCGTAACTATTATTAATAGCTCTGGTGCATATATCTGTGGTGGCGGTGGTGGAGGCGGCTCCTCTGGCGTTGAACCACAAAATAGTTGCTCTGGAGGTGGCGGTGGCGCTGGAGGTGCAGAAGGGGGTTACAGAGTAGGTCCAAACTCTTTTACTGATAATCAAGGTTCTGGATATCCTAACTATACTACAAACGGACCTCAATATTCTGATTTTGGTATATACGGAACAGGTAATGGCAACGGTCCTGGACTTGGTTACGGTGGTGAATTAAACCAAAGAGGATGGAGGGTTGTAGTATCAAACAGCCCTAATTACGGAACCTGGTCAAAGGTTTATGATCAGGGCTATGCTGGTGCTTCTGGTATATTTTCTTCTGGCGAAGACCAGACATCTCCGTCAGGAAGAGGTGGGGGTAGAATAGTTCCAGGTTCTAGACACACCCATTCAAGTGGTCAACCTTACGGTGGTGCTGGTGGCGAGGCTGGTGCAAACGGTGGAGCAGGAGGGAACTCAGGTCAGTCAGGCGGTGGCGGTGGCTGGGGTGCAGCAGGAGGCAG